ACGATGACAAAAAGAACACAAACTTGCAGCTGATAACTCCTTGCCGCGCGGGTCCTCTCAAAATAGTTAACATTAGTCAACATTTGAATTCATCGTAATGTCGGATCCAGTTTGTCGTCATGGTAACCTGGAGGGATACCAAGTCCCGTCCATTTCCTTGGCATCAACCATTAAGGCAACATACCCCTCGGAGGCTTTTGCGAAACAAGAAAAGCCAATCGTCAGAGGGCCTGCCTACACTGGAGATTTGGCCGGGTTTGACGCTTACATGACCTCGCAGTTGTCTCAAACCACTGTCACGTCTCTCCCCATTGATTATGCGATCTGTTATCTTCATGCCGTGGCTTGTGTTACCGGAGTGAAGCTGAACGAGCCGTGGAGCAGCTTCGGGGTCAACCTCACTGATGCTGAAAACAATGTCTACATCGCCTCTCTCTACAAGTTCCAAGCAGTGGGAGATGCCTTGGACCTGTCAGGAGGAGCAGTCCAAGGTGATCGGCTCTACAACCTGTTTATGCTGTTTGCCCCATGTCGCCTACACTCAGGGTTGCGCCCGGAATATCGCCCTCTCTTGGCCGAGCGCTACAAGACTGTCATGGGAGACAAGAAGAAGGGTCTGGAGCCTTCAGCTCTTGCTATCAAATGCGCAGGATGGGACCAGCACCCGGCCTATGCCGCCCTCGCTGCGGCATATGACATGTTCTTGTTCAAGACCGAGAACCACGAGTATGCGAAGGTGAGAATTGGCACCACCCCGATGCGGTTCAGGGACTGTACCATGCTCGGAGTCTTGGAGGTCATGCGTAATGCCATGAAAGTGGAGAGCATGATTGATGCCACTTATTGGATCTGGAATGGACGTCTCGCAGACGAATTTGAGAAGATATACAAAGAAGGAGAGGAGCTGGACAAGGCCGACAGCTACACCCCGTACTACGCAGGCTTCAAGTTGGGCAACAGGAGCCCATACTCGGCCACGATGTCTCCTCAGCTCCACTATTTTGTTCACACAATTGGGTGTCTGGCCAACTCCAAACGTTCTATCAATGCCCGTGCGATTACGGAGGTGGGGATAGAGGATGCCAGGGACAACGCCATCATTGTCGGGTACGTAATGGCTGGAAGACGTCGACATCGAGCTCAGTACTTCCGCCCCAGCGAGGCCGAACTGTGGAAGGCTCCAGAGCCTAGGCCGAGAGCTGACTGCCTCCCTGGAGCGAATGAGGCGGTCAGGGACAGGGGTCAGGAGGACGAGGAGAGCTCCGTCTCAGAAGTTAGCTCCGTCTGCTCTCGCATTGCGCGAGATTTCGATGGAGAGGAGATCCCTGAGCCCCTCTCGAGCCGTGCTTCTGACTGGTACCAGTACATGGCGTCGCAGCACTTCATCATGCCGAGACAAATGGAGATAGCCGCATGCAACATCCTGGCTGCCTTGGACAAGACTCGCCCAGATACTATTGGCGATCACTTGAAGATGTGGGCTAAGGCAAAGCTACGCACCCTCCAGCAGACGTAACTGCTAGCCGTCGGATAACCAGGGCATGACAGGTGAGTCGTGCGATTTACTTCCAGATGTGCCTTTATAAGCTGCCTTATATATCCTTATATGTGTATGTTTTTATTCATGAAAAAAACATCAACATTAATCACCCATCCAAAGGTCCCAAAATGACAACACCGAGGAAGACAAGGAACAAGACCCCGGCTCCACCGGCTCCCCCCGCTCCGGGACCGTCAGGAAACGGAGCCGACATGCGCGCCCCTGGCTCCCTGACCGGCTGCTTCACCAAGTTCAACCAGTCGGTGATTGAGGAGCAAATAAGAGGCGCTGCCGCACCAGTAGATGAGGGGGCTGAAATGGAAGGAGTCGAGGAGGGCATGTTCGATGGCTTGGGGCTCGAGGACCACCTTGGGCGGTCGGGTAAGACCAAGAAGAGAGGCCGGGGGCCATCGCCAGGGTCATCACCTGGAGGGGCGCCCGGAATCCCGGCTCAACGGCGCAGGCTAGATGTTGGAACCTATCCAATTCCTCCGGAGATGCGACCCCTCGCAGAGCACAAGCTTCTAGGTAACTTTATCGGAGCTTATCTGTTGTCTCTTCCGACAGGGCTTCCGGTTGGTGCGATCAAGCGAGTTTATGAGTCCGCCGACGGATCAACCCTCTTCACCAGTTGGGACCAATCAGGCTCTGGGGCCCCTCAACCCCTTCCGGTCGACCATCGGGAGGGTCCCAAGAGAGCCAAAGCGGCCGAGTGCCCAACGGCCGGGACAAAGACAATTGAGGTTCAATCTAGGCTCGGACAAGGACCTAAATCTGTTGTAATTCAAGCCTCCTGGCTCGAACGATTCGAGAAATGCCGAGCCGACCCGGCGAGACTCCTGAAGGGTGTGCTCACTGCCCTGGGTCAGTACAATGAGTTCAAGAAGTCCTGGAACCTAAAGACCGCCAAATTTATCGATTAAAACGTGAAAAAAACTCAACATCACTCTCATAACCCAGACTGAATATGTCAACCTCTCAGGTCGGTGTCAAATCGTTCAAAATCTTGTTCGATCTGCAACTGTCAAGTGATACTAGGTTTAATAATTGCCTCGATCTTGCCTGTGGGATCTCCGAGGTTCGAGATGCCATGAGGGGCACTCCTACGGAGGTCTCCTTCTTGCTCGGAGTCTTGGGTCTCGGGTTGTACGGATCAAAGGCCGAGAAGCTAGCCGCTGGAGGATCCTGGAGTAAGCGTGTAGAAGACATTGTTAAAACAAAGACTGCTGTTGCGCTCCTGAAATCACCGATTGCACGGAGCTTTAGATACGAGAATAGCCTAACCTTGCGAGGTGCTAGGACCTACATACGGATGTCCGTCCAAATCTCTGAGACAACCCTAGATGGTCGCAGATACCGGGAGGTTTTCGGCCTGATGGACAAGGGGAAACCAACACCGAAGGGGCCGATAAAGGAAGTCCTTGCAGTCTTCGGAGTCACCCTCGAGTCTGTGGGCGGCTTGGATGAGCTTTCCATGATCTCCCTATAAATCTAAGCGCCCAATAGTCGACTGTAGGCAGCTCATGAAAAAAACTCTTAACATGAATCACCCTACACGGCATGATTTCACTGCTTATCCAACTCCTTGCATTGATTGCAACCTGCTCTGCGGACCTACAGGTCTACATCGGTCCGGAGCGTGTCACACAGCCATGGAGAATCCTATCACCGGGGCGAATCGATTGTAGTGCGATCGGAACGGGGCTAGGACTGGAGTCCTTGGAGGGGGCTCGAGAGTTCAATGTCTCCCGGTGGACTCCCCACATGGTCGGATCAGTGACTGGATACACCTGCTCTAAGATCATCCGGAGGACCCGCTGTTCGAGGAGCTTTTTCGGGTACGACAGCGTCACGAAGGAATCACAGATCAGCCTCCCACCGGCGTCAGCCTGTGCCGATGCATACCAGCGCTATCGCGAGCATGTCAACACCGATGTAGAGCACCCCTTCCCCGAGTGCCGCTGGCTGGGAGACACTGTTGCCGAGTCAGAGGCGGTCGAGATAACCATTAGTCCGGTCAGTTTTGACCCGGCATCCGGTAGTTACCGGGATCACCTTTTAGCGGGTGATACCTGTGTCAAAGCCCCGTGTTTGATGGCAAATCGAAAGGGATACTGGGTGAACACCTCAGACCCCGAGAGCCTATGCATCGAGCCTGAAGTCATTGGTTTGTTCATCAAAGGATCCACAAACGGATCTGTTCTGATGGATAAAACCTTTACATCGCTAAGCCTCGCAGCCACCTCATTTCGGGGGGGTTGTCTAAAGTCGTACTGTGGCAAGCCAGGCATTCTGCTCAATACACGGGAATGGATTAGCGGAGAACCGTCTCTGCTGGCGAAACTGCCGGGTTTGGCGATGCTTCCCTCGTGCAGCCCCGGGACCGCGGGATACTCCTCCGTTAGCTCTGGGCGCGTCTTGAGCCATGTCCTGCATGCGTACGCTGTGTCATCCGAGTTAAAAGAATGCTCTCGGATACGTACAAAACTCATGCTAAATGAGACAGTTTCTCGGTCAGACATCTACCATCTGTCACCGAGGGTGATCGGGATAGGACCCGTGTACAGATACAACAAAGACCACTGGGAGAGCTCAATTGCCAAGTATATCCCGATACGCCTCCCGAAAACCACTGACGGTCACCACGGAAATTCACTCGGCCTACAGGGGAACACTTCTATGCATGTTGTCTGGGGACATCCTGTGGCGTTCTCCCAAGATGTGGTGGACGGTCCGAATGGGATCTTTTGGTATAGGGGTGAGCTTGTGGTCCCGGGGCTCTACGGGGGTGACATCTCTGAGATAACAGAGTCTCTGACAAAAGCTCTGACCAGATCATCTAAGACGAGCGGAGCAATGGCCCACCTTCCAGATGTTCTGAGCCGACTGGGAGAGGAGACGTCCTGGACCAGCCCGGAGGTCATCAGGCCAATAGCACATCTGAGTGTCTTCTGGAGTGTTGTCCTCATCATAATAGGCATCTTGACAACATGGTTAATTGTCACATGGCTAAAGTCTCGGGGAGGAGATAAGAAGCCCTCTACCAAGGGGTTCCCAATGTACCAGTGGTGATCCTGGAAAGTATATGACTCATCTCTTAACAAAACATTAACATAACTAACTCGAACTCATGAAAAAAACATGGCGGACTATCATCCGGAAGATTTTGATGACTATCTGGATGGAGACGAAGAACCGAGGGAGATCGCATTCGACGATGAGTTCCTGCTGGAAGACGCAGCTCCGATGTGGGAGAGAGCCGAGCACATCATTCAACACGACTACTCCCTCAACTCCCCGCTGATCGCCGACGAGCTAGACAACTTCGTCAAGTACATGAGGGGAGAGCCCTACGAGCCCATTCATCAGCGAGCCTCTTGGAGTGATCGGGCATCCTTTTTAAGAGACCATGTGGGGGATATTTGGAACTTGGGCGGGACGTCCTCTTTTCACATGTGGTTCCCGACACTACTGAACGAGGAGCTGGACCTGGGGGAGATATCCGATCTAATATCATCGGTGGATCGAGATGCAGCTGCAACGGGGGAGGTGGTCGCCGCTTTTTACAAGGGCTGGACGAAGGAGCTGTGGGCCAGCACTGACCGCTCTGGAATGAACATCGAGACGAAGAGACTCGGGGCCGCCTTCCTACACCTCTACCGGATGACCCTTTTCGCTAACGCTTCAGGAAAGAAGGAGGTGGAGACACTGCTGGATACATACAAGTGGACCGCATTGGATGTCTCAAGGGGGGAGGTGTGCACCAGAATCGAGGGGTGGGGCTGGGTCGGGGTCGGGCATGGAGTCTGCTACATTGGATTCGGGAGGCAGCTAATGGATAGGAACATGTTGCTGATGCTTAAAGATGTCGTTGGTGGTCGTTTTCAGACCTTGATGCATGCACAGTTTAAAGTGGACCCCCCCTATCCTTGTTCGCTTTACACGTCGGTTAGCCGGGTTTTCAAGGCAGGAGACAAAATCCTGCGCGCCCACGGGTCGTTCGGTTACCGGGCTATTAAACGGGTTGAACCGCTTGCAACCGAACGACTGCATCAAGTGGCCAGCAGCTCCAGACCCCGGTTACCGGTACTTGACAACTTCAAAAAGTACTTAGATGCGACATCTGAGGAGATCGAGACTGTGATCCCCGAAGCGGCAGACCTCCGAGTTGAGATCAACAATATTTCGGACCCAGATACCCTCATAACCGTTTATGGCGCATTCCGGCTGTGGGGCCATCCCTTTGTCAACTATATGGAGGGACTAAAGAAGCTTTACGAGAATGTCACAATACCAAAAGTGATCGACCTGGCGACTGCCGACATCTTGGCCTCAAACCTCGCCCTCATGAAGCTCCGGGAGATGTTTAACAAAGAGAAGACGTGGTACGTAGACGCCGAGCTGCTCCCGATCGGCCACCCACTTAAAGAGACTATTGAAAGATCAGCCTGGCCGTCTGCCGGTCTAATCAACGAGTTCGGACACCACTGGCATGAGCTACCGATCAAACCGTGCCATTCCATCCCAGCGTTCGTGCCCCCTCCTACAGTTTACTCCGACAGATCGTTTTCAGTTGACCTACCGGAAATTATTTCTCACATCGAGAGCGGACTCCTCAGCCCCATCCCCACACGGTCAGTCCTCGAAGCATTTATCAGCAAGCCGGCCACAAACTGGAAGGAGTTTATTGAGATGGTCAACGAGTCTGGGTTCCCTCCCGAGGCCCTGGTTATTGCCTTGAGGGTGAAAGAGAGAGAGATTAAGGACATCGGACGCTTCTTCGCGCTCATGAGTTGGATGGTGCGGGAGTACTTTGTTATCACAGAATATCTCATCAAAGAGTTCTACCTCCCCCTCTTCTCCGGACTCACCATGGCGGATGACTTCAACACAGTCACCGACAAAATGCTGAAGTGCAGCGACGGACAAGGGACAAATGACTACAAAACTGTGACCATTGCCAACCACCTGGACTACACTAAATGGAACAACCACCAGCGGGCAGAAGCAAACAATCCGGTATTCAAAGTGATGGGGCAATTCCTGGGGTACCCCAATCTATTCACCAGGTCCCACGAGATCTTCCAGAAGTCACTGATCTATTACAAGGACAGGCCGGACCTGATGCAGGTGGTCGAGGGGCGTGTGGTGAACAAGGAGGGCTCCTTCGTCTGCTGGAATGGTCAGGACGGGGGACTGGAGGGCTTGCGGCAGAAGGGCTGGACAATCATGAACTACCTAGCGATAGATCATTTCGGGCGGATTCGAAATACGGAACTCTCCGTCTTGGCACAGGGGGACAATCAAGTGCTCTGCACCCAGTACAAGATACGCGAGAGCAGGACTGACGCGGAAGAAGACGCCAATATTGCGGACGCATTCCTGAACAACCAGATCATTTTCGACGCGGTTCAGGCTGGAACTGCCAAGCTCGGGTTGATCGTCAACGCTGAGGAGACCCTGCAGTCGGCGTCCCTGCTCCTCTACGGCAAGGTCATCATGTATCGAGGAGTGTTCAAGGGTCTGGACGAGAAGCGTCTCGGGAGAATCCTTTGCACCACGAACGACCAGTTACCTAATCTTGGATCGATCGCGGCCACAGTTGTAACCAACGTCCTGATGATGTCTCACTATGGCAACAGCGTAAAGAACCCGATAACACAATACAACTGGCTGGGAAACTTCGTGAGAAACATCATCGAGGTCCACAATCCTGCTATCAAAGGTCCAGTCTCCGGCTGTCTGGATCCCCGAGTTGAAGTCGACTGGCTGCAGTACAAGTGCTTCTTCCTGTTTTTGGACCCGTCCCTGGGGGGCGTTGGAGGGATAGCCCTAACCCGATTCTTGGTCCGACAATTCCCTGATCCAATAACAGAGGGGCTGTCCTTCTGGAAGGTCGTGTACGAGAACACAGGGAGCCAGGACATCAAGAGGATCTGTCTTCGCGCCGGGCACCCCCGGATGTGCATCTACGAGACAAAGCACCTGGAGAAGCTCATAGAAAACCCAACAGGTCTGAACCTTCCGAAGGGGATTTCAGTCGTCACGGTCCTGAGAGGTAGGATCCGGGCAGCACTGCTGGGGAAATCTGCCCTCCTGGGAAACGAGATCGTTCGGGATGCCCTAGATTTTATCCACGACGACAAGGGAAATTTCCTGTCTTACTTGGAGACGATTAATCCGTTGTTCCCTCGATTTCTCAGCGAGTTCCACAGTGCCACATACATGGGTCTCGTCGAATCCATAATTAATCTGTTCGAAAACGCCAGAACGATCCGGACCAAATTCCAGAGAGACCTCGGGTCGGACCTGGATGGGCTTATCGTGAAGTCTGAAATCTCCAGTATATCTTTACTTCTGAAAGTTAGACATCCGGGGACGTGTGACATCTGGTCATGTTCCTCGATCCGAGCCGATGAGTTGCGAGAGACCTCCTGGGGCAGACCTGTGGTAGGCGCAACAATCCCTCACCCACTGGAGATGTGCGGAGACTTGCACGTGCGATCGGGGGTTTGCGACGGATGTCGAGCAGAAGGACTGCGCGGTGACCACATCACGGTCCAGGCCCCATTCGCATTTCCAGACCCCGTGGATACCCGCGGCCCATACAACCCATACCGGGGCTCCATGACAGCCGAGACGACAAGTCTCATCCAGCCGTGGGAGAAGACGACGAAGGTGACCCTCATTCGGAAGGCTCTTGACATGAGGAGAATGATCACATGGGTTGTTGAACCGAACTCAAACCTCGGAAGGGCGATATTTGACAACATCACATCGATAACTGCGGAACAGGCCAGTGGGGTGGCGTCTGGCTACAAGCGCACAGGGAGCGGCATCCACCGAATCCGAACGTCGAGGCAGGAGGCCGGCGGTTTCAACCCTATCTCTCCGAATCTCCCGACCTGGTTAACTGTCACAACCGATTCTATGGATCATCTGACACAACAGAATTACGATTTTATGTACCAAGCGCTGCTCATCTTCGCCCAAACCACAGTGATCGAGACGCACAAGAAGGCCGCAAGCGGACAGACCTACCACCTCCACGTGTCCTGTCTAGAGTGTGTTCGACCCATCGAGGACCCGTCCTTAGAGACGCCTTTGGTAAGTTGTTTCATCGACCGCTTCTGTCAGACATAACCCAAAGCGACAACTCTGACGATCAACTCTTCCCTTTTAGGTTTACCAATTCCCCGCTGTGTCGGATAAGTTGAGCAAGTGGAAACCCGCAGATGTGCCCTGGTTCGAGGTGAAGGAGCTGCTCGAAGTCGAGGAAGGCAACTGGAGTGCCGTCGGCCCCAACGCGAAGGCATACCACATCGGTAGGACTCTCGGGTTCTTTTTTGGAGATCGATTCGCACACAAGTGGGGGAAGAAAGATGATCTATTTCCTCTAGTCCTCCGTAAACACCTCATCCCACTCCCTTTCCTGATCGGGGTCTCCGATGGACTTCTGAGGGCCTCCGCAATCTCCTTGTTGCACAGGAAATCTGTCGGTGACGGGCGGGGATACAAGTCCGCCTTAACCGGGAACTACCACACCTTCACAATGGCATTGGCAGCGGATGTGTCCTTCCAGCAGATCGCGTACTCTGGGCTAATGCTGGACCTGATCAGCCGAGGCCCTCACAAGATTCCCTCTAATTATCCCGCCAGCCATGACGACATAGCTAGTGTCATCAGGGCGTTCTTGAACCACCTGTTCAATCGAAACACCAAGTTTGCGGACTCCTACCACCCCGCTCACTCGGACCTGTGGATTTTTAGCGAATTTCTGGCAGTGGACGTTGCAGGGCCCTTCATCCTCAGCACCGAGATTGTCTCGATCCTGCTGCGCACCCCTCTGTCAAGAGCACAGAAGGAGAGACTGAGGTCGGCCGCTCGTGACGATGGGCAGATGAGATCCGGGGCATACGGGGCTCAGTGTCTAACGACAATTCCGGGCTACGACCAGACCAAGCTGTGCCCTGCCGAGGTCCGATATGCATGCCGAGAGATTGAGCTGGCAGAGTCAGTGTTCGATGAACCGGAGGACGAGGAGTTCGGAGAAGAGTGGACCGGGTACCCATTAGCTATGGCCGTCGACTGGACTGCCAAGAAGGAGACCCCCTCTTCCTTGGAGATCCCACACATTCGAGATCCCACGATCAGCGGGTTGAGGCTGTCACAACTGGCAACCGGGTCGCACCTGAAGCTGGGGAGCCTCAGCAAGATTTGGACAACCAGGATTCGCGATGTGCTTGTCGGCGGTGACAATTCTGGCGGTTGGACGTCACGCCTCCTTCGCATGTACCCTGCCGGGCGTGCGATCTTCAACAGCCTGGCCTGCGGGGAGGGGATTCACACTCGGGGATCGAAGCCCAGCCCGCCCTCTGCGATCGTCCAAATGAACCGTAGGATACGGGATCGATGTGTAAATCTGGATACCTGCTGGGAAGACCCCTCTGACCTCCGACAGCGGCCAACCTGGTCAAACTTCTGCAACCTTGCGTCATCCAAATCCATGTCTATCAACGGGATCTTCATCGACGTCCAACGGCTGGACATCTGGGGTCGTCAAAGTATCCTTCACAACCTGCTAACCATCGGTGTGAGCTTGTTCACACATGACGGCCTTGTGGTTTACAAGACCCACCTGCTAGATCTATTGGATCTCCAGCAAAACATCATCAGCGAGTTCGGAAGGCGGTTCCAGCGCGTATATCTGGCGACTACAGACATATCAGGATCGGGATCAGGAGAAGTCTACATCGTGGCGGAAAATCCGAGGACCCGGCCGGAAGGGGCGAGACAGCCGAATTGGAACTCTGTGAAGACCTGGATGTTAAAGTGTCCCGCTTTCCGCAGCCGACAGGCGGAGTTCGACCGGGCGAGGACACTGTTCAACCTAAACACTCTAGCGGGAGTGCCCGAAAGATTCCAACCCGAAATCTCCCAGGAGATTACTGACATTCTATTGGCTATCGGCGTCGACCCTAGCCAATGTGACATGTTTCGGGCAAGTTTTCAGCGCGACCCTCAACACGCCATAGAGGGTGTCCTGGCGTTAATCGGAGGTGCTGTTGCTGATGCCCTCAAGCTGGGCCACTACTCGGGAGCGAAGGCCCTCATTCCCTCTGATCCGAGACTGATAAAGATCATGTGTTTCATCCTCGGGGCAGCCACCTGGGTCTCCTTGGCGCTGGGGGATTACCCGCTGTACAACAGGATCCAAGAAGTCAACCAGAAGTGTGCACGCTTCCGATACCAACTTCTGAAGCGGGATGACCGGCCGGGTCTCTGCTGCTTGAAGTGGTCGTTGACGGCTCGGTTGGAAGGAGAGAAAGCCGTTCGACTAGATTCTCACCTGGCCTTTCAGGCCTGGGTAATCCGAACTCTCACAAGGTGGTCGACTAGCCGAGCTGAGACCGTAAACTGGAGGGAAGTTGACAGGCGGCTTCAGATGCTGCATGGGACCCCGGGCACAAGGCACCTCTGCGAGTGGACCGGGATCTACGACGTCTTTCTGGACGACTTCTCTGTCGACAACGATGACTGCAAAGGGAGATGGGAAAGAATCGCCATCCCTGAGCTTCAGGACGCTTAATCAACGAGGATCACGTGAAAAAAAGTTGTCTGGAGCTAGTTTGTTGTCTTGTTGTCATCGT